ATTGAGCGCCGAATCGATCGCTCTGACCGCGAGCGCAACCGCGCTGGCGCCGATCGTGAAGTTGCGGAGCTTGGCGAGCGCGGAATCGGCCCCTTTGCCGAACGAAGCGAGGTTGCGCTGTGCAGTGGCGAACGCAGCCGCCGTGCGGTCCGACGCTGAGAGGATGATCTCTGCGCGCTCAGCCATTGCCTACTCGCTGTCGAACAGCGCCTGCAGCTCGGGGTCGGTTTCGTTCTTCGGCTGCCGCGCGGTGGTCTTCAGCACCTCCAGCGCCATGTGCTGTCCGAACTCCTCGGAGGTCATCACCTGCCCCAGCACGTCGAGCGGGTAGCCCATGCGCTGCGCCAGCTCGAGCGCGAACGGAAGCTGAGGATGCGCCTCTAGCTTTTTTTTTGTTCCTCACCGCTCATCCCCGACAGACGCCATGCGACGTTGAACAGTTCGAGGGCGAGCGCCGTGTGCTGCGCGCCGAAAATCTCCCAGCGATGCACGGAGTAGACCGGCTGTCCCTTCGCGTCGACGCAGGAGATCGAGAGCATTTCCGGGATCACCGCGTAGGTGGCCGCCTCTGGGTTGTCTGGGTTCTTCGCGCGCAACGACTGCACGCGAGACTCCATGGCCAGGCGCTGCGACAGCAGCAGTGCGCGCACGCGCACCGCGCCGCCCAACGGTTCGCAGGCAACGTCCTCGAACGGTAGGGCGGGCGGCGGCAGGTCCCCGGCTGAAACGACCTTCAGTGCGGGCCGCTGCAGGTCTCCGGCTGCGTCGGCTTTCATGGGTCAGGCGGTGGTCAGTCGGGGTAGCGGATCGGCTGCGATGCGAACGACACATCGACGCGGTTGCGCAGCGTGAAGTCCTCGACGGTGGCGACTTGGCCGACCGTCCAGAAGGCGGAGAACAGAGTTCGCGAACCGCTCGGGTAAACGAAGCGGCCCGCCGTCTCGACGCCGTCGGCCGCCTCGACGATGGGCACGAACGACTGCGCCGGATCGTCGAAGACCGGCAGCTGCACGTCGACCGGCGAGCGGCTGACCGGCACGCGCTGGTCCTGCCGGTTCTTCAGGGTCGAGGTGTCGGCGTAGTTCGTTTCGCCGCCCGACACGCTGAAGTTGCGCGTGATCTGCGTAATCTCGGTCCACGCCGTGACCTCGCGCACGCTGCCGGCCGAGCTGCCTACCGGGTACTTGTCCGTGTCGGTGGTGTTGACGTCTTCGAGCGTGACGTCGTTGGTGGCCACCGCAGAGATCCGCACGACGCGGTTGTTCAGCAGTTCCCACCCGGACAGGATGTGGATGATGTCGCCGACGATGACGCCGTGCGCGGCCTCCAGCGTGGCCACCGCGGGGTTCGCGTTCGTGACGGCCGACATGGACTTTGACGCACCGTAGGTCGACGCGATCGATGCCGTGGTGCCGATGGCAAGGGTGATGGACATGGTTCGTCGCTCCTAGGAGAGGATGGTTTCGGGCGCGTCGGCCCGGGTGAAGAAAATCGCGCGCAGTGGAATCTCGATGGCCCCGATGGCAGCCTCGCCTTCGCCCGGCATCGGGCGCTCGATCTCGCCGTCAGGCTGCAGGCCGTAAGGCACCGGCGGCGCGAAGATGAGCGGCAGCGCGGTCGCTGCCATTGCGTTCAGCGCCGCATCGAGGTCGTCGACGGCGCGCGCGTGACCGATGGCGCGCAGCTTCAGGCCGTGCTGGACGACGGTGCCGTCCATGGTTGCGCCCTCGGTCAGTTCGCCCTCGTAGACGACGCGCCAGGCCGGCAGTTCGGCCTCCGCAAACGGGTGCGGGTGGTCGGTGTAGGCAGTGGGCCCGATGCGCGAGCGCACCGCCTCGGCGACCTGTTGAGCGGCCAGCGCCATCGCCTAGACCCTCACCAGTTCGGCAACGGTCAGCGCGCCGTCGCGATGCGGGTAGACCTGACGCGCGCGGTAGTCGGTGCCGCCGATCTCGAACTCGTCGGCCTCGGCGAGCGTGGGCCACGTGTCGGCCGGCACCACGAACGCCGGCGCCTGCGTGACAACGTCGAACTCCTCGACGTTCAGGCCGTTGGCGTCGAAGATCACCGCCTGCGGCTCGGCCTCGGCCACCCCGCCGGCGGGCGTGCGCAACGCGTCGACAGCGAAGCCGCCGGCGACGTCGAAGAACACGCTGAGGTCTTCGAGGAACATGGCGTCAGACCACGTGCTTCTTGCCGGAGGCCACGACGCTGACCTGCGCCGGTCCGGTGGTGATCGTGCCGACGAAGCCCAGGAACCCGCCGACCACCTTCTTCGGATCGACCGCCAGCGACTGCGTCGACAGGTCGGTGGACGTGCCGACCGACGTGTACGTGTAGCCGGTGATGTCTGCGGCGCCGGTGCCGTTGGCGTCGGTCGCGCTTTGCAGCTTGCCGACGATCGTGCCGGCGGTGACGACGCCAACGTTCATCGTGACGAGGATCTCGCCATCGTAGGGCCGCACGTCCAGCCAGAGGCCCGTGCCGCTGGTGGCGGCTGCGGTGTTGGCGGCGTCTGCCGAATTGAGCAGCGCCGTCGAGGTCGCCGCGGATGCTTGGTTCAGCAACATGGCTCAGGTTCCTTTCTTCAGCGCCTTCGCGCCCTTCACAGGTGGTTCGGTGGTGGTGGTGGGCGCTACCGGCGCAGCGACTGGCGTTGCATCGGGCGGCGGTGCCGGCGCCTCTGCGGGCGGCGGAACGGCCTTGACGGCATTGATGCCGGCAAGAAACTGCACCGTGCCCTCGTCGAGGTCGGCCTCGTCGCCGGGCTGCAGGTGCCGCCCGACTCCGATGCAAACGCCACGCAATGCAACGACCCTCATGGCCGGCTCGCGATCAGGCCGACAGGTTCGTCGACGAGACGAACGCCTGCGGGTAACGCAGCATCACGTCGACCATCCACATCGCGCGGATGCCGACCTGCGCGGTGTTGAAGCGGGTGCCGCCGTTGTCGGTGGCCAGCTCGAGCACACCCCACTCGCCGATGACCAGTTCATCCCAGGAGCCGAAGATGATGCTGGTGGCGGCGATCTGCTGCGACGACATCGCGCGGAACCCGATGGCGGTTCCGTCCATGATGTTGCCTTCCCACAGCGGCGTGTCGGTGCCCGAGAACCGCTGTTTCTGCATCAGGATCGCAGCGCCCGCTGCGTTGGTGACCCAGCCAGGATTGCCGCGGATCGCGTTGTCGGTGGCCGCCTCGGACACGAACGCCAGCAGCTTCGCGTAGCTCAGCGTTGCCGCGTCTTGCCCGCTGTTGATGCCGGTGGTGTTGACCACGCCGATCGGCTGCGCACCGCCGGTGCCGTTGATGGCCGCGTTGTCGACGCCGTCGATCGCCACGTCACGCGCCAGGTCGGCCATCACGAAGGCCTCGGCCGAGGGAGACGACTGCCGCAGCAGCTGCTCGCTCACGTCGGTGATCGCGATGCAGGTCTTCGGCGTCATCGACAGTTGCCCGAGTGCCTGGTCGGCCGCCGTGACGCTGGTGCCTTCACCCGCTTGCCACGTGACCGTGACCTTGCCGGTCTGGCGCGGGAACATCACATTGCCCTGCAGGCCGGACAGCACGCGAGCGCCGAGCGCCATGGCGACCGAGCGGTTGCGCAGGATGTCGATGAAGCCCATGTTCTCGACGTTGACCAGATAGCCGCCCTTGGCGCCAGGCTGCGTAGCCATGGCGCGCTGCGAGGCCTCGGCACCGAGCGGGCGCCGCAGCACTTCGCCTGGGACGAAGATGCTGGTGCTGCCGCCGCGCTGCAGCTTGTCGGCCAGAGCGCGGGAGCATTCGAGCTCGTAGGCCGCCTCGTTCATCAGTCGCGGCTCTTGCGCACCGAAGCGCAACGCGCGGATCGCGCGGAACAGCGAGAAGCGCTGCGTTTCCTTGCCGGTCAGGCCAAGGTCGGCCATCGCGGTCGGCGCAGCCTTGCCGCGCTCTTCGATGATCTCGAGGATCTTGCTCGCGATCGTCTCGAGCCGGGTGCCGTCGCGCACCCATTGCGCCTCGACGCGCGCGTCGATGTTGTTGGCGCGGCAGAGGTTGCCGATTGCCGTGCGGCGGTCCTTCTCGGTCTGCAGCGGGTCGATGTCCGCGACGGCGGCTTGGGATTCAGCCATGTTTGTGGCTCCTGTGAGTACCGCAGTCGCGGCGGGTTTGGGTTCGGTCGCCGCGGTCGCGGCGGGTTCTGTGGCTTCGCGCGTTTGCACGTCGACGGAGACGCGTTCTGCGCTGGCGGTCACGGTCACCACGGATGTCGACTCGGCGGTGCGGCCGATGCCGACGTGGTTGTGCGCAGGGACAGTGACCAGGGAGTTCTCGAGCGGCTCCCAGTCGACGATTCGGTACACCGGTTCGTCGTCGTCGGCTCGCTCGATCGTGCCGGCGGCGCGGTCAAGCGAGCGCCGGAATGCCGCGAGGTCACCCCCGACGGTGCGGCCGTCGCGCTTGACTGCGTGATCGTCGAGCAGGCGCTCGAACGTCGGGCCATCGAGTTGTCGCTCGACTCTCGTGCCGTCGCGCTTGGTCGTCTGCTCGATGACCTTGTGGATCATGTAGCCG